CTGCCGATATTAACTTGGCAATTTCAGCAGTAACTCTATCTACTGCTGCGATAATAGCCCTGAGAAGCTCAGTAAGACCTCCTGCTATGGAGTCCTTTACAGTCACTACAGCTTCAGTAGCGCGCTTCCATCCTTCAGTTACTCCTGTTTGCACTCTACCTAATAGTGTTGTTTGTTCCACAACTTGCGGAGTGCTTGCGGTAGTAACCACAGGTTTCTGCGTTGCTTGAGTAACTGCCTTAACTTCTGCTAAGACTGGCCTTACAGCTTCTACCACGGCAGCTTTAGTTTGCTCTACTATCGGTTCAACAGGGACTACTGGCGGCTTCTCTACAGCTACCTTAATCTCCTCCACGGCTGCTTTTGTAGACTCTGTAGCAGCCTTAGACTGATCCAACAGCGGTGCAACAGCGGAGGCTATAGCTGTTTTTGTCTCTTCAGATGCAGTCTTTACAGCCTCAACTACAGCCACTTTAGACTGCTCTAGTATCGGCGTAACAATGGCTTCCACAGCTGCTTTTGGTTCTTCAGGGATAGCCTTTTCTGACTCTACCAAGGTAGACTTAGACTGATCCAACAGCGGTGCAACAGCGGAAGCTACAGCTGTCTTTGTCTCTTCAGGAGTAGCTTTTATAGTTTCTACGTTTGCTAATCTAACTTCAGGCACACCTTCGAATGTTATAGGTTTTATCGCTAGCTCACTCTTAGGTAAGAACACCTTGCTAGCCACATTCTCTGGGAACGAAGCATCAACTTGACTGAATACATCACTATTGACACTCTTGGTATCCCATCTCTGAGGACCAAGTGAAGCCTTTATGGACTGCGGTGATAACCTGCTGTATAGCTCAAGGTTTGCGTTAACGCTCTCATTAATCTTCTGATTAACACTTGCGCTTACTTTATCCTGCGTCGTCTCAGGCGTAGTTAAAGCTTCTTTAAAAAGATTCTGAGTAGGTATTACGTTAGGATCACCTTTATTCTCATAAAAGGGACTATATATCTTGGCACCAGGTGGGCTAATCACTTTAGTAGAGACTAAACCAACTTGTGCAGCCAGCGCATTAACTGAATTAGCTACTTCACCAAACACCGTGGCAAGCACTGTCTTCAACTCGGTTCCAAGGAACTTAAAGTCGTCAAACACAAAGTTGGTAAAGCCTTTTGAGAACGATGATATCACCTGATTACTATAAGCTACTGCAATCTCTTCCCAGAAGCCTACATCATCTTTCTCACGACCTTTAAGCGACTTAAAGATGCTACCTTCGAAAGAAGATTTAAACTGATTTGCAGAGTCTTCTCCGATCTTTTTACTGGTCTGGGAGAGCTTCTTCTGCTCTCCACTATAGAATGAGCCAGGTTGTGGCACCTCTCTTAATGTCCGATTTCCCAACGCAGTCCGCTCTGCATTTGCCGCCATCTTTCCAAAGTATGTACCCTGTGCAGTATCCCTCTGTATTTTATCAAGAGACTCTGCAATAGAGTTAAGCATTGCCAGATCTTCAGTGCTATCTGTCAGACCCGCTAGGCTGACGCCCATTATTCCTTGGGCCTCTAATTGCTTCTGCATCAACGACTTAGCCTCATCATTAGACGTTACTCCAGCCAAGAGCTGACTTGCTGTCTTTTGTGGAGGCTTAGTGTTCTTCTCTAACTGCGTAAATGTTTCCTTAAGCTCAGCAGCGGCAATCGGATTCTTCTTAGCTTGGGCTTCTAGCGTCTTCAGACTCGACAGTTCAGAGACAATATTCTTGAGCTCAAATGAACTCTTATCCTTCAATGCCTCTGCTGTAACATTTGCATTTCCAGACATGCCACCGATTGATCTGTTCAGCAGACCTGCTAATACATCAAAGTAGTTCTCAGCAGATGTGTCCTTTAGAATCTGTTCAGGAGTTGGTGCACCTGGCACAGAGAAGGATTTCTGATCTACAGCTAATCCACCGGCAGCTGTTACTGTGCCGCTCTTGCCCTTGAAGAAAGCACTTGCCTTACCCGCTAAGTCAAACTTACCGCCAGATAATTGGTCAAACAGCTTGGCGATTGACTCAATAAAGTTAGTGAACATAGCTGAAATACCATCCATCGTACTAGCAGTGCCGCCCTTTGCTGCCTCATAATACTTAGCAACGGTTGCTGCGTAGTCTTTCGTATAAGTACCTTTGCCAGTGTCTTTTCCGTCTTTATCGAGTAATTTCTCACGATATGTAGGTATGATGTTCCCATCTTTGTCCATAGAGCCAGGGCCGCCATGATAAGCAGCTGCAACCTTTATAACACTTCCATTGTACTTAGTTGCAAGATCTTGCACATGCCTGTGGGCAACTTCAAGTCTATCAGCCTCTATTGCAAAGTTCTTCGAACCATTGAAGAACTCTTTATTAACGCCGTCAAATGTGCTCTTTATTATCTGAGCGGCTCCAGTAGCGCCTTTAGAGCTGACCGCTTCGCTGCCGCTGCCCTCTCTTTTTACCAATGCATTAAAGAGTAGTTTCACATCCTCTGGTGAAGAGGCTATAGGACTGCCTGCGCTAAACTTTGAAATCTTGCCATTGTTGATCATTTCGAGCAGAGCTCTATTACCTTTTACAGCAGACGCCCTGACTACGAATTCTCCATTTGATAGTAATGCAGGTATCTTGTCATCAGTAGGTCCACCCTCACCATATATCATACCACCAGTGGCTCTACGGACTGCAAGTCTATCCATCATCCTTGGATCAGTACCAAAGTTGGTAAGTAATGCTATTAGAAGACTCTTATAGCCAGCATGATCACGCTTCTCGTCAAGTCTAGCTGTTAGCGTACCACCGTACTTTCTATCAAACGCATCAAATACCATGCGACCATTGTCGTTATTATTCGAGATGCCATCATTAGCCATATCCCATGCACTCTTGGGGATTATGTTATTGCCTACATTCATTACATCTTTAAAGGCAGTAAATACATTAGCGGCATTTAATTCTATAGCACCTTCGATCAGACCTTTAACAGATTCTAGCTTTCTGAATTCATCGTGTATGTAATGCTGCGCAACATACTGATGATTATAGACTGCAGTATTGTCATCTGCCTTCTTGCTAGCAACTCTACCCTTAAATCTATCATTATCCTCTGCAAACTTCTCGGCTCTTATCTCAGATAAAATACGGGGTTCATTAGCATACTCATGCACGAATGCATACTTATCCTTACCTTTGTAGTTTTCAAACTGAGCCTTCAGGTCTAGTGCATGCCCCATCTCATGTAGAGTGGTTATATAAGCTCCGTAGAAGCCCAAGTCGCCCTCATTGTCGAGCGCCGGGATATCAACCGCAGGTTGGTCTGCATAGAAGTAAAAGGCTTCATTCGTGGGACTAGCATATCTCATCCGGAGGGCATTGCCTCCAAGTTGATGTGACCAGATCTTTGGATCATAGAACGACTTCAATGCCGGACTGGTATCGAATTCCCTCTTATAACCCATAACCTGGGCGTACGCTTGAGAGAAATCAGCAGCATTCGGAACAAATCCAGCCCTAGTATCTTGCCAGCGTGCTTCAAACGGCGCTATAGCAGGAGGCCTCGTAGATGGCCATCCTCCTTCAGGTTCATCAGCATCATCATCTCTGAAAGGGAAGCCACCAAAATGCTCTAGCAAGGCTCTGCGAATTTCAGTCTCTGAGAGATCGCTGAAAGGTCTAGGCTCAAAGTGACTCGTAGATGGTATTAGTTGAGTTGGTCCAAATGCGCCAAAGTGCTGTGAGAGCGCCGACGTTATTTCAGCATCAGAAAGGTCACCAAACACGAAACCACCATCTGCGTAACGCCTACCACTATTGATGGATTCTAGTAATGACCTATTCTTGCTCGTAGCAGCCGCATTTACGACGAATTCGCCGTCTGAGAGAAGCGCTGGAATACTGTCTGATCTAGAGGTACCTGGCCCTCTAATGCTTCCACCTGAGGCTCTCGCCTGCGCTTGAGGCCTCTCGAAACCTGTCGGCCCTGTATACCCAAATTGAATGATACCTTCCTGATTAGAGCTTCTACCAAAGCCACCTTGCTGCGCTGTTGCCTCGAAAGATTTAAGGCTTTGATATTCCCGTACTTGTGCTAAAAACTTACCCGCCATGTCATACATGGCCACTAAGTGCATCGTAAGGATCTCGAATAACGACTTAGTCTTTACAATCTCCAGGACACTGGCAGTAATCGATACAAAACTTTCCGCTATAAACCCTATTAAGTTAAAGCTTTCAAAAGCCTTCTTCAACCGATAAAAGGCATCTATAAAGTCAACTAATGGTTGAAACAATGTTCTGAGAATATCCTGCATTCTCTGCAAGGCTTCATTGAACTTCGATGAGATAAGGGTGGATATGTTTTCTACGACTACAGTAAAGCTCCTTAAGCGCGGTTCTACGTGTTTCTCAAACCAACCACTAGGTTCTGATGTGTCACGAACTTGTGCTGACAGCTGAGGAGTAATCTGCTGAGTGTGCATAGAAGGTCGCATCTTGGCAATGAAAGGATCTAAGATGTCTTTCTTGACCTTCTCCCATGCCGCTAGCAGCATTGGCCCTAACTTCTCCCAATTCGTCCAAGCTAATGCCAGCGCTCCAATGACTAATAAAATCAGTCCAGGAATAGAAAATAGTGCTCCTGCAATCCCTGCAGCTATCGCACCTATTCCGGCAATAGCGGCGTTGATAACACCCGCAATCGACGCTCCAATCAAGCCACCGATAGTCTGCGCACCAATGCCATAGGCTATTGTAACACCTATCTTCTCCCAATTGGTGGCATTTTGCATGCCCTCAGCCACTTGTCTGCCATACTCAATACCGGCCATTCCAGCGAAACCGGCTCCAATACTTGTAGCTGTATTAGAGATGCCCGTTCTAAGCGCAGCACCTCTCTCTGCTATCTGAGCAACAAGGGGCGCGACTCTGGCAGTAATCTGAGCATTTTGCGCGGTCATTCTTGCAAGGTTCTGGATAGTGGCTGCCGTAGCTGTACCCGCTGCAACTTGCGCCTGTGCTGCGGCTATAGCAGGCTGTGTTCTCGCGACTTGACGATTAGCGTATCCTACCTCGCCACTTGCAACAATACCTTGTGCAAAGTTACCAGGAGCTCTGACAAGCGTTAATGCCAATGCTCCGAAATATGCGCGTCCTGCTGCAAATAAGAGTGATAGCTTAGCGATAATAGACAGCGACTCTCCGAGTCCGCCTCTACCAAAAATACCGTCGCCAATAACTGCTTTCCATGCAGATGAACCAGCCGTTATTACAGCCTTTACAAGACCTCCAATAAAGCTATCCACCTGATCTTTATAGAAGCTCTGGCCGATTGTCAGACCACCTGTTATTTGCACAATAGCTGACAGCGCATCCCGCACAAAGCCAGCTGCAAATGTCTTGTAGACAAGCCCCATTGCGCCAATAGTCGCCCCTAACACAACAGGTATTTGCCATTCAACTGGCATTGAATTCAGGACGTCATGCACTATTGTACCAAAGTCACGCTTAGAACCAACTTCACCAGTTCTCTTTGGCCCAAATGGAACTCGCGATTCGTTGTCGGCACCACCGCCAGGGACTCTATCCTGAAGACCGAATATCTGTTTTATAGCACGAACTATTTTCAAGGATGAGCTATTCCATGCGTCCACTACTCGTAGAATAGTAGGACCTAGGTATCTCTTCAGTGAGTCAGCAATATTCTGACCAATACCTAGTAAAGTTCCACTACGAGCACTACGCGTCTCCTCAGAGACATTAGGTGAGTAATCACGCTGAAGTGGAGTATCGGTAAGATTCATTAAACCTTTTACGGTTAAGAACAGACCGCCAATACCTAACGCTGACTTTAAGCTGTTTCGGATGATGCCTTGAAAGAGTCTGGGAAATACGGCCACAAACACATCTAGGGCCGTACCGATAGCTCTTCCGACCGTCCTCCCCATAAATCCAAGGAAGCCTGTCTGCCACGCGATCAATGTGCCTAGAAGCACAGTACCCCATTTGATGTCGCTGATATCAAACATCTTACCAAGGTTAATCTTTGTACCAGCCAGCTTCTCAAATTGAGCGCTAGCGTAATCTACGAACTTATCTACGTACGCTAGGGGCGCCTCTAATAACTTTGCCATCCAATCAATGACTCCTTGAACTAAATCAGGAATCCATGAATGACCAATAACACGGTCATATAGCCACCAGAAGGCACGCTCGACTGTGTAAGTAAAGTCAACGACTTGCTTAGCCACTAAACCTAACTTATCAAAGAAATCACTAGCATGTATTTGTTGTATATCGAACTTAGCAACGACCTTTAATACGCTAAAACCTGTAAATCTTTCTAAGGTTTCGTCCAGCATGCTACCTATATTGCGAATGCCGTATTCTATGTTGCCTAGGAAGCGATAGAAAGATGCAATATGAAATTCAAGGTTATTTGCAAACTTCGCTAGACCAATTGCTGCCGCATTGATGAGGTCTGGGAGTCCTTGGCCATCACTCTTTATACCTTTGAAAGCAGCGAATAAGAGAAAGAACGAATTTCCAATATTCGTGAAAGCCTGGCTGTAGGTTACACCGACGTTAGCAAATTCTTTATTGATCGCATGCGTCTGTTTCAAGAGACCTTCAAACACGGTCTTTCCTGTCAGTTGACCAGCTTCACCAAGCGTTCTTAACTGCCCTATAGTTACACCGATACCATCAGCAATTTGCTTAGCAAGTGTCGGGAGCTGCTCCATCACCGATCTTAACTCATCTCCGCCTAGCCGATTAGAGGCAAAGCCCTGACCTAGCTGAGTAAGAGCAGCGGCAGCACTAGCGGCGTCTACGCCTGCTGTTGCTACGCTTCTGGATATATTCTGTGTTACAATACCAATCTGCTGCTGCGATGCTCCGAAATCAGCAGATGCAGCCGACAGCTTACGATACAGATTGATAACAGTCGAGAGTTCTGTGCGAGTTCCTAATGCTACGTCGCGAGTAATTGCGAAGCTAGACGACAGGTCACCTTCAGTATTCGAGACTTGCTTAAGTTGTGACAGTGATGCTGTTAGCTTATCAGATAAGCTGATGAAGGTGGCAATACCTGTGGTTGCGGCGGTTAACGAAACGAGCCCTATGGCTAGCGATTTAAAGCTCTCTCCGGCCGACTTCACAGAGCTATTCAGCTCACTCATCGCTGTGTTAGCATCCTTTGCTTCAGATGCTACGGTCTTCAGGTTGGTCTTCAGTGTAATCGGCTTATTTAACGTAGCCCTCACAGAACTGAAATTGGACTCAACCTTACTGAAATCTGTTTGTACCTTTATCCTAGCACTCTTGGCGATACGCTCTACTGTCTCTTTTAATTTTGCTAGATCAGTTTTGGCTTGCGTAGAGTCTGTGATAACTTTTACTTCAATGGCCATTTTATACTCCTTTAACTGAAAGCCCCAATGGGGATTTTTTAGTCCTCATTGGGGCTTACTGCTATGGTTTATACTCTACGATTGCACCTCTAGGGACACCATACTGCAATGCAGTGCGCTCCACAAAGTGCGAAGGAGCTTGTTTTGAGGAGCCATGATTTAGATGCTCGATATATGGCACATCATTACTTATAACCTGGTTATTAGAATCTAGTCTTAATTTCCAAGATGATGCGGCTAGGCCGGTATCCACAGGTGTTCTGGCCATAAGGTCTAGTAACAGAAGTGTGGCTGCTGCACCACTTAGTTTTGATACTTCTATTTCTAATTTCTTAGAGAACTCATCCATTATATTTCCACCTTATCACCACCAACCGCAGATAACATCCGAGTAAAGAAGGCTGATTTCTTCAAACTACCCGCTAATTTATTTTCTTCACTTTCCATACCACTGCGAAGTGCAGACAGACTTGGGAAGATTTCCTCTGGTTTTATCTTAGCGCCTTGAGCCATCATTAGAAGCGATACTCTGTTATCTTCTCTCCAACCTAATGGCCTACGCTTAAAATAATCAAACCAGCCTAGTATCTCCTCATATGACATCTCGTTATAGACGGTAGATACTGGAACTCTCAAGTTGAATGCCAACTCGAAGAGCTCCATATCCTCATCTTTTAGTCTTACTTCGCTTCTTTGTTTCCCAAGCCAGAGTACTTCATGATCTCATTAGACAGCGTGGTAAGCTCATCCATGGGAAACTCATAGAGTTGTTCTGTCGTAAGATCCGACAGCTCTTTTGCGCCTTCTTGAACAACGATAGACAGCAGCTTGAGATTCTCAGTCTCACTGCCATTCTCTTCCAGGACTTTAGCCTGGGCTTGAATCTTCATTACTTGCGTAATAGTAAGTTTACAAATGTCGATGTCCTGACCCATAAACTTAACTTTTTTCGAAACCTTAGTCCCGATGAAACGATTTTCAGCCATTTTATTTGTTTCCTTGTCCATGACAAACTTTTGAGAGACCATTTAGGCCCCCTTGAAGTCGTCTTTATTTTCTAATTGAAAGTCATCGATTTGTTTACGCATCGCATGTAGTACCGCAAGCGTCTTGAAGACTTCCTGTGATTTCTCTTGATTACCGTCGAACTCTGCAATGCGTGAGAACGTCTTCCGAATACTAATATCAATACTCTTCCGCATATGCTTAGCAGTAGTCCGCAAGACGTAACCCATAGAATATGGTTTAGTATCTGTCGTCATGTATATCTCTCTAAAATTAAGGGCGCATAAGCTGTCTTTTATAGACATCCCTATAGCAGGGAGTCGCCCTTATTAATACTATTACGAAGTAGCTGTAACGGTGTAAGCACCGTAGAAGTCAGACTGAATCGACAACGTCAGAGTAGCAGTCGTCGCATCGGTCAGCGCAGGCTTCACCAGCAGAGCTTCGATCTTGCCCACCCAATAGTACTGAGTGTTCTCAATCGGAAGCGCAGTGGTTCCGGCGATACCTGCAGTCAGTGCATTGGTATACGCAGGCGGCTTGCTGTTAAGCAGTGTAAAGCGAAAGACACGCTGCTTGTCAGCACCGACCATGCTACCAAGAATGGTGGTACTCGCCCATGCAGTCGGGATGTAGTTAATGGTAACTTCCAGCTGCGGCGAATCAGCTTGACCTTGAATACTCGAAGAGGTCTTCTGACCGAAAACAGGAACCTTGACGATGTTCGGCGGAGTACCCATTGCCGGAAATTCGCGAACTTCAGCGATCCGCAGAAACTCAGTTTGTGCAGACGCCGGAGGATTGTTCTTGTTAGACGACTCTGTCGTGAAGAACGCCTTAAGTTCATTCTCCGTATCCCAATTAGCAATGTCCGCAAGACTTGTGGGGGAAGTCGAGGGCATATTCCAAACAGATAGATCCGAGAACAGTGCAGCGCCGATAGAATTGATGTGAGCCATTGTGTTTATACTCCAAGAAAGTAATTAAAAGAAATCGAGTAGATCATTCGGAACAATGCAGGATTGTCCTTATCTTGCCCAACCGTAGTCAGAGCACTGTCCTGAAACTGAGTAGTACCACTACCAGTCTTAAGGCTCTTTCCTACTAAGTACGAGTCAAGCTTATCTGCAATAAGTGTGCCCCTCGATGGGCCTTTACCTGCAGCGATGAATATGTCTATAAGAACTTGCCCCGATGTTGAGGCTAAGTTTATGCCCTTCCCGTTAGAAATTACTGATACCCTAATATACTCCGTCGCCTTCGTTGTTACGAAATTTACAGGGTACGTAGGTATGTTTTCAGTAAGCCAGCCAACTGATCCGAACACGGAGAATACATCATCCTGTACTGTATTAAATTTAGACATTATCCGCCCCTCACTATTTCTACAGTAATAGTAAAACCGTCGTTCTTATACGGCGGAACAACATTCCATATAATCCCTTCGATCGTTACTGTAGTGTATATAGTGGGATCACTGACATCCTCAGCATTCATCAGCAGTTCTGTCATAGGTGCAGCATTAACATCCCCTTTGCGCTTCTTAACAACTACCATCGCCTTTACGGTCTTAGTAGTCGCAGCTGGGATCGTCGCTTCACCTGTAGCAAAGTCAAAACCTGACGGAGGTGATTGTGTCAGTACAACATCTTTCGCTAAATCTTTCACAGCAGCAAATGCACGTTTAACCTGCTTCTTGATAAGGCTGTCATAACCCATCTTAGTTAGCCCTCCACCAACTGTTTGCTCCGGCATTAACTAGCATAGGTTTTATCGTTCTACGCACATTAGCTGGAATCAAGCTGGCTGGTAAGGTTCTTTCCAATGAGATTGAGCCGACCCTAATACTAACAGCTGAACCTGTATCATCCTGCAGACCATCGTTATTTAACAAATGATATGCGAGATCCATAGTCGCTGTTACAAGTCTTGTCGGAGACGTCATTGTGAATGTAATATTCGTGCCGATTCTTGGATCAAAGTATTCGCCTGACCTTGGAAAAGCTAAGGGTTGAGCCTCACCTATAGCAGTTCCGGTCCAAGGCATTTCATCAAGAATGCTTGTAGCAGTTACAAGTGCCTGTGCCTTCGATGGTGCATCAGCAGAGGTCCATGCAGCAACGTCTAGCCTGTCAGCAAAGTAGGTGTCGGTCTCTGCTACTGTAGCATACGAGTTTGTACCTTTTACGAGTGCCATAGATGAGTCCTTTTAATTAACTATGGAATATCGGCAGAATGCCAAGGCTCAATGCAGACGACGCCTTGCGAGTCCAAACGCCCTTTGTGTTCAGAATCGGCGTAGCTTCCGACACAGTCAGACCCGATCCAGCGATTGCGATGAAGTCCTTCATAGTGCCGGCATCATTGACAGCCATGTAATGGGCATCTTGCGGGAATGCAGTAGTCGTACCATTCCAGTCGTAACCAGCCGGATGAGCAACATAACCCCAACGATACCAGATGTCGGTCGAACCGCCACCGTTATAGGCACGTGCATCACGATAAATTTCGACAGGCGTCGGCACAGACAGGTTTTCCATCGCAACCGCACCAGGCAGAACGATGAAAGAAGTCTTGGTACCAACGATATCAACACCAGCGCCCAGTTTAAGCTTGTCAAGCTGAGCGGTGCTGAAGCCTTGCGAGGCACGAGTCTGAATCAAACGGAACTTACCACCGAAGATGGTCTGGAACATAACATTGGCTTCTTGAACGCCATCTTGATCCACCAGATTGGCAGAACGAAGGGACGCAAGAACTTCAGGGCTAACGACCAGATAGGCATACTCCGGCTCGTAGTCTTTCCACGCCATACCAATGGCTTGCAGGAAGCCTTCAGCACGAGCAGCACCTTGTGCAGTCGGCGATGCAGCGATGATAGGCTGAGCAGCACCCAGATCCACGTAGAAGCCATAACGAGCTTCTTTAGGATCATTGGTGAAGGTTTGACCGCCCAGACCAACGTTAGTAGAGCCTTGACCAACGCAAGCACCGTTAAGGGCTTCAGACAATGCAACACCCTTCAGCACAGACAGGATGGCATTATGCTCGTCTTGAGCGCGAGTTTCGCCAAAGTCACGCGAGATCTTGGCCAGACCATCTTGACGCGTAACTACTTCCGACAGATTCACTTGCGTAGCACCATGTGTACGAACGGTCTTGATATAAGTCGAGAACGCGGAGGTGTATGTAGTGCCGGTGCCATTACCTGCAGCCGTCAGCGAGGCAACGTTGATCGTAGGATCAAGCGGCTTATACCAACGGACTTGACCAATGAAGGTCTCGGTGGAGGTGTCAATACTAGGGTTAGAACCCACAATACCAGTGCCGCTAAGCTTCTTGGCGGTGGTGTAAGCCTCGTCCGAGTAAGCAGACAGAGCAGCTTGCAGGGCATAACTATTGGTATTGCCGTTTACATTACTAAATAGAGCGACAGTCATTTTAGATCCTTATTATTATTGTGGTGGTTGTCCCCCTAATTTGCCAGCAGCTGCCAGTGCGAGGACTTCAGCTTGCGGCATATCAAAGAGTGATTTTGGTTTTGTTGTTGCAGGAGTAGTGACAGTAGTTCCAGAAGAACCGCTACCACTATTACTTTTTGTTTTAAATAGAAATGATTGCTCCTCGTTCTTAGAGAAAGCTTCGCAATAATCTCTTACAGAAATACCAGATCTATGAACCCATACACCTTGCTCATTCTGCGTAAGATTAGTGATTATTTCCTTAAATGCCATGTCAGACGCTTTATCATTCCGGAAAACGTAACTCTTAAGTGCTTCACGCACAGCAACATCACGACTCAGTTCCGTGTTGTGCTTCTTTAGAGCTGCGATTTCGGCTTGAGCTTCTGCTAAGCGAAGATTAGCTACCTCTTGATGCTTACCTTCGTCTTCCATTAATTTAAGTCTAGCTTCTTTCTCCTTGCGCTCCATTTCCTTGAGCTGTTGAAGAGCCTCATCACGCTGCTTAAAGGCGGCATCAAGCTTACCCTTAATCGGCGACAATTCGGTTTCTACGCGATCTTGAACGAGTCTATTGACCATATCACGATCACGCTCTTCTTGTGTCATGCGAGCAAGACGAGCAGCTTCCGCTTCTTCAGCTACAATCCGTTCAGCTTCTGCGGCCCTTTTATCGGCAGCAGCCTTCTCAACAGCGGCGGCATCAGCAGCCTCTTGTGCAGCAATTTCGTCAGCGGTCATGTTTTCATTTGCCATTTCAGTTTCCTTCCGTGAGTACAACTCACTTATAAATGTTAGGGTACAACCCAGGGTTACTACAAATTAATGGGAGAGACACACGGTGTATCACCCGACTCCGTACCAGTACCGATTGTCTTTAAATTCGCTCGGCACCGTCTGCAAGATATCTTCGTATGTCAGGATATCTGCCTTTGTTAATAATTTCCCACCAACTCTTGATTTGCCAGCTACAGGAATTATGCCAATAGCGATAGCTTCATCCATATACTGATTATACAGCGCTCTTGGAAGTCCTCTAGCCAGCATCTCATCTAGCGTAGCTTTCACAGATTCACTTTTAACTGCTGTTGCGTAGATCTCTCTAAGTGCCTGCCTAGACGCTAACATATCAGCAGCATTGGTGAAGAAAGCATCATGCACCGTGCCGGTCTGAACGTTGTTCTTAGCGCCCCATAGATGAAATTGTTTTACTAATGTAGCGTCATTAGAATGGTTGCCGTTAACAGCAAAGGCTGTTCTCGCCTTACCTAAGTCTGCTATATCATTAATTTTACCATCCTTGTTACGTATCTGATCCCATACAGACGGATCTGTCTTTTGCTGTATCTGAACTATATTGTTTATCCATTTCCCACTTGCATCTTTGTATGCTAGCTTTTCCTCAAAGGTTTGTGTAAAATTTTGTTCCAACACTCTGCCATCGAAGTTGACCCATGGGATAGCGGTCCAACGCTTTTCTAGTTTGTTAGGATAGCCGACTTCCCAACCTTTTATTAGGTCATCGCCCCACAATTCATGCTTGCCTATCTTGAAGCCGAGGTTGTGAGACACCTTTCCGATAGTTTTACCAGTGAGTCTATCTGTTGGAGCTCTCGCACCACTAACTACATTTGATAGGAACTTATCCGGAACATAACCTGGGATCCTACGTAACATCTTTTCTTTGATCGACTCATCCCTGATCGCCATTGTTTTACTTAGCCACCTAGGAAGTCTTCTACCAGCCTTGTACTCCCCAAAGATAGCTGTCTTTAGGGCGGACGTAACAGAGAAAGCGCTGTCTGCTGGCTTAGCGTGTTCAGCAAAGTCAGCGGCAAGTCTCCCAAAGAACTTTGTAAAGTCCTTAAGGATCGGAACCTCACTTCTAAGGTTCTCTGACATGATCAGTGCTATTTGTTGGAAGTCATCAGGCGTCACAATGTTATTATAGGAACGACCCAACTTTTCAACAAAGTCACGAGTTTGCGGATCAAGGAAATAAAGTTGCTCCATCATCTCATCACCAGG